CAACAGATGCGTGACTGGTTCGGCTTTGTGCCAACATACTTAATAACTGTCGACGCTTCTTTCTGTGAGCGTGCAAACGATACAGAGTTCTGTTATTTGCTTGAACATGAGCTTTACCACATTGGAGTGATGAGAGACGAGGACGGAGAAATTGTTTATAGCGATAGTTCTGGTCTTCCTAAGCACTATCTTGCAGGTCATGACGTTGAAGAGTTTATTGGCGTAGTTAAACGTTATGGACCAAGCAAAAATGTTAAGCGACTTATTGAAGTCGCAAAGAATCCGCCGTTTGTTTCGAATGTTGATATTTCAAAATGCTGCGGCAACTGTGTAATCAATTGAGCCTAATGGCTCTTTTTTTTGCCCATTTTGTTATACGTAGTTATACGATGAGGAAGTTATGGCGACACTAAAAGAGCCTGTGAAAATCTTTATAGTTCAGTCTCTTGCTTGTCGTGATACACCTCAAGAAGTGGCTGAACTCGTAAAACAAGAGTTTGGCGTTGATATAGATCGTGTTCAAGTTGCAACTTATGACCCTACAAAAGTTGCTGGTAAAAACTTAAGCAAAAAGTATGTCGAACTATTTGAAAAAACCAGAGATGAGTTTGATAAAGGCTTAATTGATATTCCTATTGCTAACAAGTATTACCGACTGAAGCAATACCAAAGACAGCTTGAGAAGACTAGAAACGTCAAAACAGCCTTAAAAATTCTTGAACAAGCCGCTAAAGATATTGGTGGTCAATTTACTAATCGCCAAGAAATTACAGGCAAAGACGGCGGACCAGTCCAAACAGTTAATTCTGAAATTCCAGTTCCAATGGAAGATTACTTAAAAGCGCGGAGGGAAGTCTTAGATGAGTACTGATGCGGCTCGGGATAAAGCCATCCGAATCGAGGCGCAAGAAGATTTATATTTCTTCACAAGGTACATGTTTAAGGAGCGCCGTGGTTATAAATGGATGCAAAATTGGCACCACTTAGAAATCTGCGAAGCTTTAATGAAAGTTTATCGCGGAGAGATAAAGCGGTTAATTATTAACGTTCCACCACGATATTCTAAAACTGAAATTGCTGTAATTAATTTCATGGCTTGGTGTTTTGGTAAGAATCCAGACTGTGAGTTTATTCATATCAGTTACTCGGCAATGCTTGCCGCAAATAATGCCTTCCAAATACGAACCCTTGTGCAAGAAGAGGCGTATAGAAAAGTCTTTCCCGAGCTTACATTGCGTGATGATAGTAAGGCTAAAGACTTCTGGAGAACTTCCCAAGGTGGTGTCTGCTATGCGACTGGTACAGGCGGCACGATTACCGGTTTTGGTGCAGGAAAACTTCGTAAAGGCTTTGGCGGCTGCATTATTATTGATGACCCGCACAAAGCACATGAAGCTTCATCAAAAACTATTCGAGAAGGGGTAATTGATTGGTTTCAGAACACACTCGAATCGCGTACTAACTCGCCAGATACGCCGATCATTGTGATTATGCAGCGACTTCATGAAGATGATTTAGCTGGATGGTTGCTAGGTGATAGAAAAGACGGCGTTCCTGTAGCTGGTGGTAACGGTGAAGTGTGGGAGCATCTATGTCTTTCAGCTATTCAGGAAGACGGATCCGCACTGTGGCCAGCAAAACACAATATCCAAAAGTTGAAGCAAATGGAGCAAGCTGCTCCGTATGTTTTTGCCGGGCAATATCGTCAAATGCCATCACCGCCAGCAGGCGGTTTTTTTAAGCCTGACAATATTGAAATTGTGGATGCTTTACCTGCTGATGTAGTGAAGCAAGTAAGGGCTTGGGACTTTGGTGCTACTGAGAATGAAGGCGACTTTACTGCAGGTGTTAGAGAAGCTCTTGGTGCAGATGGTTTTACTTACATTGTCGATGTTACAAGAGGACAGCTTGGCCCTGACAATGTAAATAAACGCTTAAAGCAAACCACTGAGCTTGACGGAAAAAACGTAACTGTTCGAATTCCTCAGGACCCTGGTCAAGCAGGGAAATCTCAAGCTCTGGCATTTACAAAACTTCTCAGTGGCTACCATGTGGTTGCAAAACCAGTATCGGGTGACAAGATCACTCGGGCACAGCCTTTTGCCGCTCAAGTAAATGTTGGGAATGTTCGAATGCTTAAAGGTGATTGGAACAAAGCCTTTATTGAAGAACTTCGGAATTTCCCTAATGGAACAAATGACGATCAGGTAGATGGTGGATCTGACGCTTTTAATGAATTACATGAAGGATTTGAAACCTTCTTCGCTGATATGGGATTTGCTCGATGAGTGATGTAACTTTTCAACATGCTGAATATGTTAAAAACTTGCCATACTGGCAAAAACTTGATGATGTTTGTGAAGGTGAAGATGCAGTTAAGGCTAAAGGTGAAAAATATTTGCCGATGCCAAATGCACATGATAAGTCACCTGCAAATAAAAGCGCTTATGAGGCTTATCTTACTCGTGCAGTCTTTTATGAAGTAACAGGGACTACATCAAATAGTTTAGTTGGAGCAGCTTTTGCAACAGATCCAAGTTTTAAATTTCCTCCCGACCTTGCTCATTTAGAACGTAATGCGAATGGAGCCGGTTTAAGTACTTATCAATTGGCTCAAAATGGAATTCGCCACTTATTGAAGCATTATCGTTGCGCTTTATATGTTGATTATCCTGATGTGCCACCAGCTCGTAATCTAGCGGAATTTAAAGCGCAAAAAGCCTATCCAATGATTCATTTATTGAATGCCATAGATGTAGTGAATTGGGATTCAGTAATGGTCGATAACCAGAAAAAACTTTGTCTCGTAGTTATCCGTGAATTTAGGTCTGAGCGCGGTGCTGATGGATTTAGTAAAACCGAACAAGAGCAATATCGTGTACTTCGTTTAGAGCAAGAGGGAAATGGGGAATATATTTATTCCGTTCAGGTGTACACAAAGGGTGAAAAGGGTAACTGGGTTGGCGGAGAGAAGAAGTTTCCAACAGATTACAACGGGAATTTCTGGACCTATATACCTTTTACATTTGTAGGTGCAATTGATAATTCAGAAGAGATTAAAAAGCCACCATTACTTCCTTTGGCTAATCTCAATTTAGCCCATTACAGAGACAGTGCGGACTTTCAAGAGTCCGTTTTTTATATGGGGCAACCTCAATACTATGCGAAGGGTGTTAATTGGGAGTGGTATGACCAAGCCAAGAAACGTGGCATCTACATTGGAGCGAAAGTACTTTTGCCTTTACCTGAAAATGGTGGTCTAGGTATTGTTCAAGCTGATCCTAATACGCTTGCCCGGGAAGCCATGAAAGACAAGTGGGAAAAAATGAAGGAGATGGGGGCACGTTTAATCGAGAAGGGTTCTGGAAGCAAAAAGACTGCTACAGAGGCAAATAGTGATGACGCCGTTCAGCATTCAGTTCTTTCGCTCTGTGTCGTTAATATGAATGAAGGCTTGTCAGCAGCATTACGATGGGCTGCTAAGTTTGTAACGCCTAATGTGGATGTTCTAACTAAAGATGATTTGATGTTCGAAATCAGTCAAGAATTTAACAAACAGGGTTATTTAGCTGAGTTAGCTCGACAGTTATTTGAAGCAGCTCTACAAGGCCGATCTTCATTTAAATCATGGTGGGAATACAACCAAACAGGTATGTTCCCTAAACAAAAATATGAAGAAGAGCTTCAGAATGTTGAAGCAGAGCAAGATGGGACTTTAAATCAAAAGGTAGAGTGAGATGGCAACAGATATCAAAAAACTATTTGAAGCACTCACTCAGCACCAGGCCTATCTTTATCGTGCTTCATCAAAAACGGTAAATGAGTTATTGGCTTTATTCAATGATGATACGAGCAAGATGTTATCTAAGCTTCGGGATTTATTGGATGAGCTTAATGAGTCGGAGAAAGTTGCTTTAGCAGGTGGTAAATATACAACTTCAAATCTCAGGGAAATTAAAGATTTAATTGCCCAGTGGTTTGCTAGTGTAAATACCAGCTTGCCTGAAGCATTCGCCGTCTCTGCTACAGCTTTGGCTGTTTATGAGGCCAATTACGTAGCTAAGCTCTATGGAGCAAAAATTAATAAGCCTGATGGGGAAAAACTATTTTTATCCGCTAAAAAAGTTCCGTTGGCAGGTGGCGCTCTTGTCGATGATCTGCTTTCAAGAATTGCTGAAAGTGCCCGTCAAAAGGTTGAGTATGCAATTCGAGATGGTATTAATTCAGGCAAAACTAACCAAGAAATTGTTCAGCGTATTCGTGGTACCAAACGGCTTAACTATGAAGATGGGATCTTAAATGGTACCAAAACTGATATTGAGCGAACGGTAAGAACTGTGCGAAGTCATGTAGCTAATCAAGCCTATCTAAATAGCTTCAACCAAATTGGCTTTGAATATGTCCGATTTGTTAGCGTTTTAGATGGACGAACTTCTAAGCTTTGCGCTTCATTAGATGGTTCAGTGTGGGAAATAAATGATCCGGCAAAGCGAGTGCCGCCGTTACATCCTAACTGTCGCAGTATCTTGGTTCCGGTCGAGAAGGACGGTCAACTTGTTGGCGAACGGCCATTTGTAATGGACGAACGTAGAGTTAAAGACATCCCCAAAGAAGAGCGAAGCCAGTTAATAGGACAGTTAGATGCCAATACCACTTTTAAAGAATTCTTTAAAAAGACAGATGATTTCTTTCAAAAAGAGTGGCTAGGGCCGAAGCGTTACAAGCTCTATAAGGAAGGAAAATTTGATTTTGAAAAGTTCTTTGATCCTGAAGGCCGTTTCTATAGCTTAGATGATTTGAGAAAGTTGGATGAAAAAGCTTTTAAAAAGTTGGGTCTGTAATTTTTCTTATGTTATATTTTTTAAAACATCAGAATTTATACAATATGAAAACAATAGCTTTTGTATGTCTAACCCTAATTTCCATCACTTGTTTAGCTGAACCAAGTCAAAAATATCTTAAAGAATATGATCGATTGTCTGAAGCTTTGGAGTCAGCAATGGCAAATGCATATTCTTTTGATCCTACAACTGGTCAAGTAAAACAGGCTACTCAAGATTTAGAAGCTAAAAATAATTTATGTAGAGCTGCCCAGGCGAAACTAAACCTCACCACGTTTTTAAAAGACAATTTAGAGGAATCTAAAGAGCTTTATAAATCTATTGATGGTGCAGAGACTCTAGATAAAAATTATCTTAGTGGACAACAGCAGGAACAACAAAATCTCGTTTCAAATTTGAAAAAAGACCTTGTTGGAACTGGATTTAACTGTGAGTAATTATTGCCGATTACAGGTAATTCTAAACTCACTTAAGACACAATTTTCACCTATATAAGCGCCCAAATGGCGCTTTTGTCATTTATGGAGTTTGGCTTATGAGTGAATCAAAAGTTAGACATTTGGTACTTAAAAGAGTTTCAGATAAATCTTCTCATCTTGCTCTTTGTGACGAGGAAACAGGTATTCCATTAGCTGGATTAACCGCTGTAAAAATGAATTGTAGTGTTTTTGAGGGTCCAGCGACTATCACGGCAACATTTGATGTAGGTGGTCCTCAAGGCATCCGCTTAGTTGGTGATGAACCTAGACAAAAGGTTTGGGGTGCAAAGGAAACGTAGCGAAAGGTACTACAAATGCCTGAAAAGCAAATCAATATGTCAGATGCTCAATATATTCTGAGCACAAAATGAATTCTGGTGCCATTTCTTCAAATTAAGGTTTCAAGCCATGGCAATTTATGGTTTTACTTTTGAAAGATTAAAAGCAATTGCACTCATCAAATAGAACTTAATTTTTAACCATAGCACCTTCGGGTGCTTTTTTTGCGAGAAGAAAATGCCAAGCCCTATTATCCAATATTTCCAATATGAACATTTACCTGAACATTTGCAGCAAGTTAGTAAGCCAATTGGTGATTTAGCTCGGCAAATGGATGAGCAACTTCCTGACGGGCCTGAAAAATCCACAGGATTAAGAAAGCTACTTGAAGCAAAAGATGCATTTGTACGCCAAGCTTTAAGTAAATAATCATTTATAGAAATGAAGCGTCCTAAAGGGCGCTTTTTTATTGCCTGCCGAAAGCGGATGCTAACGGCGAATCCGGGCGGATGCCCATTTTGTATATATAGGTTGGATGACCAATGAAACTTAAAACAGTAACAATCGACGGTAAAGTTTATGCGGAAGTAGACGGTGATAAGCCGATCTATATTCATGATGACGGCAAAGAAATGCCACATGATGCACCACACTCGGTAGCAACAATTGCACGCTTAAACAATGAAGCTAAAACACATCGTGAAGCCAAAGAAGCAGCCGAAAAAGCATTAAAAGCTTTTGATGGAATCGAAGACCCAGCGGCAGCTAAAAAGGCATTACAAACAATCCAAAATCTCGACGATAAAAAGCTGGTGGATGCCGGTGAAGTTGAGAAAGTTAAAGCTGAAGCTATCAAAGCAGTTGAGGAAAAATATGCCCCGATTGTTGCGCAACGTGATGCTCTAGAAGCCTCTTTACATAAAGAACTTATCGGCGGTGGTTTTGCTCGTTCTAAGTACATTCAAGACAACATTGCAGTACCTGTGGATATGGTGCAAGCGACCTTTGGCCATCACTTCAAAATCGAAGAGGGCAAGGTGGTTGCATATGATCCGAACGGCGAAAAGATTTATTCGCGTGTCCGTCCGGGTGAACTTGCAAATGTTGATGAAGCTTTAGAGTCATTGGTTGGTGGATACCAGCATAAAGACTTAATTCTTAAAGGTGGTAAAGGAACTGGTGGCGGTTTTCAAGGTGGGGGCAAAGGTGGAGCGCCTGCAGGAATGAAACGCAGTGAAATGTCTGTTTCTCAGAAAGCAGATTACATCAAAGAACATGGCAATGATGCCTTCCTAAAACTACCGAACTAATCATTAAATATTTGGAGATAAGTAGTTATGACTACGACAGTTAATTCAGACATGATCATCTATAATCAATTGGCTCAAACTGCTTATTTAGAGCGTTTGCAAGATAATTTGAATGTATTTAACCAAGCCTCTAATGGTGCAATTGTTTATCGCAATGAGATCATTGAAGGTGATTTCAATAAAGAAGCATTCTACAAAGTGGGCGGTAGCATCAAACATCGTGATGTGAATTCAACCGCCAAAGTAGTTCCAGAGAAAATTGGTTCTGGTGAGTCTGTAGGCGTAAAAGTCCCATATAAATATGGTCCTTATGCTTCTACTGAAGAGGCATTCAAACGCCGTGCACGTACACCTGAAGAGTTCGCAATGATTCTTGGTTATGATTTAGCAGATGCATTGGTTGCAGGGCGTTTACAGTACAGTTTAGCTTCATTAAAAGCAGCTATTTCTAGCAACCCTGATATGATTGCTAAAGGCAGTATTGCTGTAGATGGCCGTAAAGCACTTACACGTGGTATGCGTAAGTTTGGCGATAAGTTTGGACGTATTAGTTTATGGGTAATGAACTCAGAGACTTATTTCGATATTGTCGATGATGCAATCACTAAGCAAATTTATGGCGAATCTGAAATCGTTATCTATGGTGGTTTACCGGGTACCTTAGGTAAGCCTGTCTTGGTGACTGATGCCGTAGGTGATGATGATGCATTTGGTTTACAAATGGGAGCTGTTACAGTCACCGAATCACAAGTACCAGGCTTCCGATCGTATGACATCAATGATGAAGAAAACTTGGCAATCGGTATGCGTGCTGAAGGCGCGTTCAACTTAGATATTCTTGGTTATAGCTGGGATACATCAAAAGGTGAAAACCCTGACCTTACTTTACTTGGTTCAAGTGCCAACTGGAAAAAACATGCTACTAGCAACAAAATGACAGCAGGCACATTGCTTGACTTGTCTGGCACAACAACTGGTTAACTCATAAACAACTCACTATAAGAGGGCTATTAAGCCCTCTTTTTACATTTAAGAGAAATGCATCATGAAGCTAATTTATACACGTATTGCTGCTGCAGCTGTGTTAGAGGTTGGAACTATTGCCAATCCTGATTATTACGAAAATCCGAATCGAAGTGCTGAAGAAGTAATTATTTACGGTGATTACCCGAAAATCCAAAATGATTACGAAGCTCTGGATATTCCAGTTGAAGTTCGTAAGTTGGAAGAGCCACAAAAAACGACTATGGCCACGGTAAATGTCGAGGTAGGAGTCATCCCTGAACTTCAAGCTGTGATTGATGATGCAAAAGCTGAATGTGAAAAGGTTATTGAAGAAAACGGGCAACTTAAACAGAAAATCGAAATCTTGGAACAAGCTAGTGGTGATAGTTCGGAGTTAATTTCTGAAAACTCACGTTTAAAAGATGCTGTACTCCAAGCTGACAATGCTGCTAAAGCGGCTGAAGGAAAGGTAGTAAGCATTCAAGCAGAGTTTGAGGCTTTTAAAAATGATGTTGCTGCTATGCAAGCGCGTATCGCTGAATTGGAATCTGGAAAAGCGGCAGAAAATTCAACAACAGAAACGGCAGTTAATGATTTTGAAAACTGGTCAAATGATCAATTAAAAGAGTATTTGGCTAGTAAGAACATTGGCTACAAGCCGTCTGCAACAAAAGCAGAACTCCTTAAATTAATCCCGAAGGAATAATGCAATGAGCTTTATTACTGTAGATGACGCAAATTCAATTTTGGGCAGCGATTTTGCACCAGACAGTGATAAAGCTCGTCTGGTTCAACTGGCAAATGTCTGGATGAAAAAACGGATTGGTTTTGTACCAGATCCTATTGATCCACTTCTTAAAGACGCGGCTTGTGAAATTATCAAAGGAATTCTGGCCAAAGTAATTTATAACGGCAAAGAGCAGTTGCTTAAACGAAAGAAAGTTAAAGCTGATTCAGTCGAATCTGAAAAAGAGTATCAAGAAGGTACTGAAGCGATTTCTAGCTTTGAACAGATAGCAATTGATTATATTGATTCGCTTGATTTGAAAGATCCAAATGCAAGTTTTAATGGCTTTGGCATACCACTTTACAGGGCATGATATGGGCTTACGTGACGAAATTCAGGCAGACATTGCTGAAGCATTTAATGATGATTTGGCGGACGCCGTTCATACCTTTACATGTGAGCGGATCTCAAAAACTAATTGGGATCCTAAAACTGAAACTTCTATTGAGGTTAAAGAAAACTATTCTGGTCGTGGTGTTCTGTTTGGTTCTTATAGTCAATATGAGATTCAGACGCTTGGAGTACTGGCTACAGATAAGAAGGCTACCGTTCTTCAAAATGAAGTGTCTTTAACGCCAAAAATTGATGATGAATGGTTAACAGCTTTAGGCTTATTTCGAGTTATCCATATTCAACAGGATCCTGCCTCTACTATTTGGAAATGTCAGTTGAGGAGGATTTGTTAAGTTTTTTAAATAAAAATGTTTTAATAGCATATTACCAGCTTAATTGGGAATTTAAATGGATCGCTCCTGGGTTTTCCTAAGTAAATCTAATGAGATAGGAATAATTAGATATTTTGATGAAAAAATTGCAATGTATTTACATCAGGATTTTTCTTGCAAACAGGAAATATTAGATTTTAAGAATTCTCTTGATAAACTATTTCCAGAGGTTCAGAAAAATTTTTGTGAAAATGATTTGATTATTTATGTGAGAAATTATCTTCGAGTTGAAATTATTGAAATAAGAGAAGTTAACGATGCAGGTTATTTCTATCCAAGAATTGCAAATGAACTGATAAATTTTAACTATGCATCCAAAGAATTTTTAAACGATATTAGAGCTTATCAAAATATTCAAAATTCTTTAGAAAACCTTTCTACTTATATAGAATTAAATAAAGATAATTTCTTTGTTTATGGACATAAAATTAGGGAATTAATAATTATTTCATGTACTGAGGTAGAGTACTTAATGAAAAAATTGCTTATAGATAATAATTATCCAGTTCCGGCAGAAAAATTAAAAACAAAAGATTATTTTCATTGTAGAGACATTTTAAGATTAAATGAATATACGGTAGAAACACGGAAATATACTGATTTGAAGGTTTTTTCGCCTTTTGCTAATTGGACTAATGAGAACTTTCGTACCTCTAGTTCATTACCTTGGTATAAAGCATATAACAACGTAAAGCACGATAGAGGTGGTAATTTCTCTCAAGCAAATCTTGAAAATCTTATGGATGCAATTGCTGCAATTCATATTCTTCTTGAAGCACAATATGGTAAAAATATTTTTGAGAAATATCATAATCTAACTGAAGATCAAAGTTTATTTTTCACAACTAATTCCCCAAATTGGGAATTAGAAAAATTATCAGTACCGCTTCTTGAAATACATAAGTATCAAGGTGTTGTTACTAATTGGATTGGAAATAAAAAATTTTTTAATTAACCCGCTTCGGCGGGTTTTTTATTAGGCGTAATTTAGGAGTTTAAATGATAAGTACAGATTACGTTCCTTTATGGTATATCTCGCCATTCCAACATGTGCAGTACACACTCGCTCGAAATCAACTACACATGGATTTGTTATTTGAAGATATGGATAAGGCTGATCAATTTTTGGATATGGGAGCGGATGCACAGGTTAGTACTTTTTCTAATGGTGCATATGTGATTGTCCAGATCGGGGATACGTCAGAGAAAGATCAAATTCAAGTTTATGGATTGCTTTTACATGAAGCTGTTCATGTCTGGCAAATAGTAAAGCGGCGAATGGGTGAAAGCGAACCTAGCGTTGAGTTTGAAGCATATTCAATTCAAGCAATCGCTCAAGACTTATTTGAAATGTACGAAGAAAGTGAGGTGAATCATGGGATGGAAGGGGAAAAAGCCTACTAGTTTTAGTCTTGATGTGTCTAAAGCAGCAGAAGACCATGTGAAGTATATTGTTATGGATACTGTGCAATCTTTAGTTAATTTAAGTCCCGTCGATACTGGTGCATACCGTGCTTCACATATTGTTTCGGTTGGATCCGCTGATTACGGTGTACGTGAACCTGAAACAAACCCTGTTAACGATGCAGCAATTCAAGCTGTAAAGATTAAATTGGGCAATTTGGTCTACATTCAGAATAACCAACCTTATGCTGAACGTTTAGAAAACGGCTGGTCTGATCAAGCACCACAAGGTATTTATGGTCTCACGTTTAACTTTATTTCTCAAAAGTACGGTGGCTAAAATGGCAATGACTTTAGAGCAGACAAGGCAAGCTATTATTGATCGCATGCAAGCTTTTACCAGTATTACGCAAGACAGAATCCAGTATCCAAATTTACCAGGCTTTACGGTGCCTAAGGAAGGTTTGTGGTGTCGCTTAACGATTGCAGGCGGTCCAAGTTTTATTTCAGGTATTGCAGATAAGCCATGTACTCGCCGTACCGGTAATATTATGATTCAATGCTTTGCACGTCCCAATTCAGGAATAATCGAAATCACAAAACTGAGTGATGCATTACTTGCCCATTTTGAATATTTCACAATCGAACACTTAGAATGTTTGAATGGTCAATCCATCTATGCGGGTAAAGATGCTGATTTCATTCAGTATAATGTGAGCATTGGGTTTAAGGTAAATTAATATGTCATGTATGCTGACTTTAGAAGAAATCGAAATTAAACGGCAAGAGCTGGAGCGACATCTTGAAGATGTTATGGCTGTTGAACTGAAGAAGTGGCAAAGCGAAAACAAGCTATGTGTTTCTGATGTGAATATACGTTTGGCCAATGTGAATAGTCTTGGTGGAACTAAACATAATGTAGTTACTGGAGTAAGTGTTGATTTAGATTACAAACCTTAAATTACTTTAATTAAATGACCGCTAAGAAGCGGTTTTTTTATGCCTTATTCACTACCACCTCATCGGTGGTTTTTTTATGTCTATAGGAATCACTTATGAGCAATTTTGTATTTAAGCGTGGTGACACTTTCAACTTAAATCTTCAGCTAGTTGATATGGATGAAGCCCTGCAATATCCACCAGATGATGTACGCCGTGCAATTGATCTAACCGGTTATACATTTACTTCACAAGTTAAAGCTTTGGCTGATGGAGCAGCTGTGGCTACCTTGACTTGTGCAGCTCTCAACCAGAGCACACAGAAGGGTTGGCTGAACATTAAATCTAGCGCAAGCACTGCAACTTGGCCTTTAGGGCTGTGTCAGATGGATATTAAAGCTGTAGTTAGTGGTACTACGCAGCACACTGAAACTTTGACTTTCCAAGTGGTTGACGGGGTAACAGTATAATGGCAAATCTTGTTTTTAAATTTAGTTGGGATCACCGGCCATTCCCGTATAACTCGGCTCAGGGAAAACGGCAATTCATGCTGCCTTTTGCATCAGGCATTCCTAATCTAGCACCTGCCTTTTCACAAATTACGGATATCCCCACAACTAATCCGGCTTCACGGTTAATTGGGACTTCGGCAGGAAATGTAATGGAGGTAGGGGCTTTTGGGTTGGGTGGTGCAGCTCCAGCAATTACGAAAAGCGCAACACCATTAGGGCGTCTTTTTAGAATATTTGCTGATAGCTCTTCAACAAGTATTCCTGATTATGTTGCAGGGATTGATATACCGTGGGCAGTAGGCACAGAAGGATGGCAACTTTATTGCGGAACGGCCAATTCGTTAGACGTGGGATTTAGAAAATTCTTTCAGTCATCTTGGGGTCAAACTTACAGATTTCGACACACAGGAAATACTACTGTTGACTCAAATGGATTTATCAAATCAGCTTCTCCTGTAGTGAAGTTATTCAGTGATCATATTGAGCTTAATACAGATGCTGAAAAGCAACCCATCCAATTTGAGAAGGTTGAAGAGGGCGATTACCTTCTAAAAGGTTCACTAGGTTTCGCTCAGGAAGGCTGGTATATCGAAGTTCCTAAAGATGCCAATGGGAACACTGTGGTAGCTGTTGAATATTCAACTTTAGAAAACGGCGATATCTCAATTAAAACTTATAAGCGTAAGTTTGATTTTGAACTTGCTGCTGTTGTAGCAGATCACGAGAATCCGATGGACATTCCAGAAGGCCGCTGGATTGATATCCGTCTGCATGAAGAACCTGAACCAGAACC